GGATATAATATAAAGTATTTATAAGGTTGAAGTTCAACCGCTAAACATAAACAAAAAATATAAAATATGAGTAATACTAAGAAGACAGACCGCAAGAATAAGACAAACCTAACTGTAACCTGGTTATCAGCTGATAAACATTTTACTATTGTTGATCTAATGAGTGTAAACAAGGAATTTATTCCCATTACACTTCGTGTACGTCTCAAGAACGCCATTGATGATGGAACTGTTGCTGAGATTGGCACAATTCATGGAGGTAAAGGCCGTCCAAAGTTGGCATTCGCAATGAATCCGGTGACTGAGAGTGTTCTTTCTGCCGCACGTCAAGCAGAGGTTGTACTTCATGATAAGTATAACACCGTCAAGGTACTTGACGTTACAATCAAATCTACTGAATCACATGTAGAATCAGAAGTTAAAGTGTCAAAGGCAACTGTTAATGCCTAAGAAGAAAACAACAACCAAAATGCCGTATGGTGACAATAATACTGTTGTCATTTACGGCATAATTTGTTTAAAGACAAAAAAACTGCTCAAAGTACATTTGAGTGAAAATGAAATTTGGTATGAATTTAATACGGGTATGTATGATGTAGATAAATACTCTGTGATTAAATTAGATGTTAAGTTGGAATAAGCATGTTCAAGATATTAGTCCAATCAGGGGCTAATATCATTTTTTCTTTTGAGTCTTTTGAATAGTAATAAAGTACAACATTAGGATTTGCCTTTTTAATATTTTTTACTATGCTAGTAACCATATTCCAACTTCCCCAATATATAGCTTCATCCATTTCACTATCAAATATACTAAATTTAATAGTAGACGTTTCAAAAACGTAAAAAACCGTTTCTTTTGGGTTGATTGTTTTATATTTCATGGTATATATAAGTAGTATGAGTAATCCATTTTTTGACACTGATGATTTTGATTTTGAATCTGAAAAACACAAGTTCATTAAAAATCTTGAATTTTTGAAATCTATGTCTGCTGAAGAACAGACCTTTTATAAGAAGTGGGTTGAAGTACAACAACTTACAAATTATATTAATAAATCTGGTGTATCTAAGGGTAAGATTTGGACTCCAACAGATATTAACAATCAAGAGTTAACAATTAAAGAAATTGAACAACTTAAACCAACAGTTGTTCATGTAGTGGATGATACAATTGATTCAGATTGGATCATGTTACGAACATTTTGTCATACTATGGAGTATGCACAAACACCAGGTAGATTTATCAAATTGCTTATTAGTGATGGAAATGAAAACAATCCACGGTATTTGGGTGTAGTTAGCATTTCAAGTGATGTTATTACCATCACTGATAGAGATAAATATATTGGTTGGACTGCTGAAAATAAACTAGAAGATAAGAAGTTGGTTTATAGTGCTATTGGTAGTTGTATCATGAGTACACAACCATTTGGTTATAATTTCTTGGGTGGTAAGTTGGTGGCTGCTTTGGTGACATCAAATGCAACCAGAAAAATTTGGAAAGATTTATACGGTCAGACTCTTGTAGGGATCACCACCACTTCACTTTATGGTAGTTACAGCATGTATAACAGTTTAAAATGGTGGCATAAGTGTGGATCTAGTACTGGTAAGATGACCATTAAGCCTGATGACAGCGTGTACAATACATGGCACCAATGGATTAAGGATAATAAAGCAGATGAATATAAGAAAGCCATGACACAAAAAGAAGGTGTTAATGGACCTGTTACTGGTGCAAAGAATCGTGTATTGAGTATGATTTTTCAATCACTTAATATTAAAACCTCTAATTATACACATGGATATGAACGTGGTGTTTATTACAGTTGTTTTTATGAGAACAGTAAAGAGTTTCTTCAGAACAAAATTGAAGAAGATCAATTGAAGATGAAAGAGTTGTTCAAGAGAGATTCTGACGCTATTATGGAATGGTGGAGACCAAAGGCTATTGAAAGGTATAAAAAACTAAAGAGTGAAGGAAATTTAAAACCAGATATTCTTTATTATAATAAAATGATTGGTATGTCCTATGAAGAGGCTAAAACCAATTTCTTTTCTGAAGTTGGACGTTGACATTTTATAATCCGCTGTTATAATAAAAAAGATGAAAAAATCTCTATGTTGTATTTCCTTGCAGTTGCAAGAAAAAGGTATCAAAGCAAACACCATGACAAAGACACGGTTTCTTGCTTTGGAACGTAAAAGTGCTGTTGACACTGTATCTAAACGTACACTAAACAACGTATCTACTACGGTACAAATTATTGCACTGTGTGCAAGTAAAGGGTGGAATTACCGTATCAGCAGTGATTTGTTTCCGTTGGCTACATTGCCAGAAGCAAATTTGTCATTTGATGTTCTTCCAGATAAAAATAAAATTTATGAAATGTTTAAACTTGGTTCAGAAATTATTACAAAAAATAAAGTACGGTGTTCTACTCATCCAGACCAATTTGTGGTACCCGCTTCTGCTAGCGCATCAGTTGTTGCGAAATCTATTGTAGAACTAAAAAATCATGCTGGTATTATGGATTTGTTTGGTCTACCGCAATCATATGAATCACCAATTAATATTCATATGAATTGTTATAAAGGTGGTACTAAAGATATAGCTAAACGGTTCATTGATGTATACAATGATTTACCTGTTAATGTAAAGTCTCGTTTGGTACTTGAGAATGAAGACAAACCTAACAGTTGGAAAGTAGATGAATTGTATGATTTAATTTATTTAAATACTGGTATTCCCATCACGCATGACAATCTTCATTTTCGTTGTAACCCAGGCAAATTATCTGCTAAAGAAGCGGTAAAGTTGTCTATGTCTACTTGGGGTAAGTATCGGCCACTTTTTCATTTTAGTGACAATGATCTTACCAATAAAAATCCACGTGCGCATGGTGACTATGTACGCAGTATTCCTGAAGAATATGTAGGTGTAGATGATGTTGACTTTGAATTTGAATTCAAGGCTAAGGATTATGCTTTGGAACGGTTTGAAAAAGATTTCAAACTTTGATTGAAAAATGTGTTGACAAAATGATGATACTAGTGTAAAGTAATTTCAAGTTGGTGATATACTAACGAAACAAAAATAAATAAAACAAAAATAAAAAATATGGTTACACGTAAAAATACAAAAAACAAGACTACATTCGCTTATAACAAGGTTCAAGGTCTAGAGGCCTTTGCTTCCGCCCCATTCAAGGGTGTCAAGAGTGTAGGTAAGATGCTTTCCATTCGAAGTGGTTCAAAGCGTATTGATCTAAATGGTCGTCAAATCAACGCACTAAAGAGCGTATTGGCTGAAGTTACTGCCTAATGTAGGCACTATAAGACAATGAGTATTAAAAAACTAACTTTAGTAATTATTATTGCAAGTATTACAATACCATTGTCTTTTTATTCTAATATTATAACGCCACTTACTATTTTAGTAGTGGCGTTATACTGTTTATATTTAGAAAATAAAATCAAGAAAACACTTGATTTGAGTAAGAATTTAGAGGAGACTGTAACTAAGTTGACAAATGATGTAAATACATTATTTGCAAACGAAAAACATCTGTTGACTATCATCAATTCACTAAGAGCTAGAATTAATAATTTTTATGGGAAGACCGCAAAAAAACAAGACCCTTCAATCAGTGAAAAACTCAGAAACATCGAAAGAAGAGAAAAAGATCTTAGTGAAGAGTAAGGGGTTATTTGATCACATCAATCATATCAGAGAAGTAAAGTCTACTGATTATTATGATAAACTTACAGTAGAAGAAAAGAAATCTTTCAATAAATATGTATTATTGATGGGATTGAGCATGGATCAGTCTTGTATTGAAGAGATTTCGTATATTTCTAAATATTTTGATTCTATGCCAGATAGATTGTTTTATACGGTTTGTTGTGATGTAGTTCCACATGGACGTAAGTTTTGTAAGTGGATCAAGGCTAATAAGCAATCTCTCAATAAAGAATTAATTCAGTTAATTGCTAAACATTATCAAATAAGCAAGTCAGATGCATATGACTATTGTATTATGATGATTAAAAATGAAAAAGGATTGACAGATTTGGTTGAGGTATGTAAGTTATATGGCAAAACTGAAAAAGAATTAGAGAAACTATTTGATAATGACTAAAAAATATATTGGTGTATCTGGTGTTGCCCGTAGTGGCAAAAATTTGTTTTGTGACATTGCAATTAAACAATTGTCACAAAAAGGTGTTAAAGCGAAGCAATATGCATTGGCTTATTATCTTAAAAAAGATTGTGAAGAGTTTATCAGAACAAAGTTAGAATTGGATGTTTTTACTGAGAAGACTGAAGATAAGACTATTTTTAGAGAAATGTTGGTATGGTATGGTGGAGTTAAGAGAAAACAAACAGAAGGTACATATTGGACATCTATGCTTCAGAAAGATATGGAATCAGATAATAATGAAGTTATTTTTGTATCTGATATTAGATATGATCAATATCCAAAAGATGAAGTATATTGGATCAAAGAAGTTTTAGGTGGTAAATTAGTTCATGTAAACAAATACACATATAATGATTGGGATGAACGTGTGTTTACAGAACCACCAAATGAACATGAAAAAATTAATGATCCTCTTGTTAAACTTAAGAGTGACTATCAATTACAATGGAAACAGTCTGATATTAAAGACGGATTAATAATTGATAATGCATATTTAAATTTATGCGTTAAGGATGTTTTAAAATTGTTACTTGATTAGAGTAAGAATAACTGATCCACCATCATAAAACACAACTGTACTATCAGTTGTGTTTTTAAATATTTCATGTTTTATTGCTGCAATATCGTTGAAAACACTTCTTTTGTATAGATCATGACATTCTCTGTACTTGTTTGATTTTTCATTTGATTTACAATTACAAATACGGTTATAGTTATCTACACATTCAAGAAATACATTTAAGTTTGAGTTAAATGATTGTAGATTTGATGTTTTGACTAAATGATAGAAATCAGTAACGTTACTTATATTCATGGTGATAACTTGGTAAATACAAAATATATCAATAATGATAGTATATATATTATTGGTATATAAATAAATTGATAATTAAAAACAATTGTAAACAGTAAAGTTGTCCAAAAATTAAAACATAATGGACATGTAATAAGTCTGATTAGGAAACTGTTGTATTTTTTTAGTAAGAATGAATGGTATGTTAGACTAAAGTCATTATTTTTTTCAAGTTCATATTCTTTGATCTTGAATAAATTGCCTGTGAATTTTAGATATTCAATGAACACATCTGTATTAAACCAGATAACCAACAAAAACGTATTTAAAAAAATTATTTGAATCATAAATTGTGTATTTATCTATAAATATAAGAGTTATATGAAAGGAATTATTTTATCTGGAGGAACTGGTAGTAGATTATATCCTCTTACAATGACAAGTAATAAACAATTATTACCAGTGTATGATAAACCAATGATCTACTATCCACTATCTACAATGATAACATGTGGTATAAGAGAATTTTGTATTATTAGTACACCAGAATATTTGCCTTTGTATGAGAAATTATTTGGTGACGGTAAACATTTAGGATTGGAGATTTGTTATAAAGTTCAATATAAACCAAGGGGTATTGCTGAAGCATTTATTATTGCAGAGGATTTTATTCAGAATGATTCAGTTGGATTGATATTAGGAGACAATATTTTTCATGGGATGGCTAGGATGAAACCATCATTGGATGGTGCAATTGTATTTGCATATCAAGTAAATGATCCTGGTGCATATGGTGTTGTAGAATTTGATGATGATGGACAAGCAATTTCAATTGAAGAGAAACCTACCAATCCAAAAAGTACGTATGCTGTTCCTGGTTTATATTTTTATGATAATAAAGTAGTAAAACTTGCAAAGTCATTGAAACCATCTTCTAGAGGTGAATTAGAAATAACTGATTTAAATAGAATTTATTTGGAACAAAAAAAATTGACTGTAATACAATTTCCTAGAGGAACAGTTTGGTTAGATGCCGGTACGCCTGGATCTTTATATCAAAGTGGTGCTTATGTACAGACAATTCAAGAAAGACAAGGCATTAAAATTGGATGTATTGAGGAAGATTGTTATAAAAAGAAATTTATTAATAAACAACAACTATCTAATATAGTTGACAAAATGCCTAAAAGTGAATATAAACAATACTTGGAAAAACTATTATGATTATACTATTTGGATCGACTGGATATATTGGTAGTGAATTTAAACACCAATTAGAACAAAAACAAATTGAATTTAAATGTTGGGCAGATACAGCAAACACAACATTTTATGATTTAGAAAAATGGTATGCGGAAGCAGGATATCCAATCATTGATGCGGTAATTAATGCGGCTGGATATACTGGTAAACCAAATGTAGATGCGTGTGAATTGGATAAAGAATCTACAATTCATGGTAATATTGTTTGGCCTCAAATTTTGACTGATTGGTGTATGTTGAATGATATTCAACTTGGTCATGTATCTAGTGGATGTATATATTCAGGAAGAAGGGTAGATGGAGAACCATTTACAGAAGAAGATGTGCCAAATTTCTCATTTGTACAAAATAATTGTAGTTTTTATAGTGGAACAAAAGCAATTGCTGAAAAGATAGTATCAAAATGGAATAAGAATTATATATGGAGATTAAGAATTCCATTTGAAGAAAACAATAATTCACGTAATTATATTAGTAAAATGTTGAAATATGATAAATTATTACAAGCAGAAAATTCAATTAGTAATAAACAAGAATTTGTAAGTGCTTGTATACAAACATTTGTTAATAAAGTTCCATTTGGAATTTATAATGTAACAAACACAGGATATATAACAACTGATTTTTTGGTTGAAAAGTTAAAAGTGACTATTGCAAAAGATAGAAACTTTACATTAATTGATGAAGAAACTTTGTATAAAAATTATGCAAAAACTCCACGGTCTAATTGTGTTATGAGTAACAGTAAGTTGTTAGAAACGGGAATTACAATGAAAACTGTTGAAGAATCAATTGATTATTGTTTGAATAATTGGAAATAATTCTTATAAAAATTCAAGGTTAATATTTAAATCTGGATTTTTAACAATAACGTTTTCATACAGTCTGTTTTGTATATTACAGACTGTAACTTTGATATTATCTAATAAAGAAAATTCACCGGAACTTCCTTCTGAGAGTGAATTGTTTAATATTTCTTGTATATTAAATAAACAGTTTGTCATATTTTGATCTAATAAACTTAGATCAACATCAATAATTACGTCATCATTTTTAATTTTATTTGATGTAAAAATGTCTTCAAACTCCCATGTTCTATGATTTTTCTTATAATCTATCCATTGATCTGTCTGTATGCCTAATAAAATATTTGCGGGATCTTGAAACTTTGAATATTCTGTTTTTAATATATTATATGAGTTTATATCATCAACACTTATTTTATTAAATAGAAAGTAATTTTCTAAGATAAATGACTCTTTATTTTTTGAATTTTTAAAATTAATTGAAACGTTGTATTTATAGTCTGATTCATTATGATTTACATCATGTTTAAAAACTCTCCATTTTCTTAGAAATTTTTTATATTCAATTGAATCTGCTATATTTTGTGTTTTGATTCTATCTTGATTTTGCTGTTTCCACCATTCCATTCCTCTTGAAGACGTACAGGTAAAATGATAAACAATTGCGTTCCAGTCTTGTTTAAATTTCATACCGTTCAGACACAGTCTATATAATATATCTGAATCTTCTCTGGATCTTCTAAACAAAGTATCATGTCCTCCTATTTCTATCCATTTTTTTCTATATAATGTAAATGGTGCAAACCAGTAATCAGTTAGTTTGTTTTCTTTTTTACTATTGGAAAATGTCTGAAATGATTCAAAATTAAATTTTGACGGGTCTAATCCAAAATCATATGTAATTTTTTCTGATGAAGGAGGATGTAATGGAGGTTCTATTCTGGTACTTGAAATTACAGTATTTTCATCTAAATTTTTTGTGATATCCAAATCATAATTTTTTGAAATTACCATATCAGACTGTAAATAAGAAACAATATCAGTCTTTGCCATTTCAAACATTAAATTTATGTTTCTTTGATAACCAACTGGTATACTACTTGTATTTTTAACTATGGTAAGATTTTTGAATTTTAATTTTTGAGTTTTTAACCATTCAGTAGTATTTTGATTGTCACTGTCAACAAACACAATAATATCATGATTTTTATTATGTAAGTTAATATCAAGTGATTTGAATAGTAACTTGATGTGATTTATTTCATTTTTTGCAGTATTAATGCAAAACGTTATATTTGATGCGTTCATAACATTCTTTTATTCCAAATTCAAGACCTTTCAATTCTAATCCTAAAGAATTTAATTTTTCTCCATTTCCTGTATAACTTGGTCCGGATATTTTATTCTCTACATTAATATCTACTTTATATGATGACAATTCATTAATTATATTTGCTATATCACTTAATTTATATTTTTTCAAATATGACATATTAATATCTGTATAACACGTCACCGGTATTGTTAGAAAATGTTCTATAACATTCAATAAATCATTCATATATAAGAAATCCATATATCTATCTTGATGTATAACAATTGGTTTTTTATTGATGTAACTGTTAATATTGTTCTTTATAAATCTAGTAGACAATTCATTGTGATAAAAACATCCAAATAGTCTAAGATTCAATACTACAGGACAATAAGTAGATAATTTTGAAATTATGTTTTTAGATAAACCGTAAAAATCCGTGGGAATAACGTTAAATATTTCACGTTCATTAATATTTGATATATTTTGTTTTCTATCATACTCTGCACCAGAACCAAAATTGATGAACATTTTATATCTATGATTGAATTTGATTAAATTTTCATACATCAATATATTTCTATAAAATGTTTCATACGTATCATGTTCTAATCTATTACCACCATCAATTGCACAATGTATTACTGTATCTATTTGATTTTCATCTATATATCGTTCAATGTTATCTAATGAATATAGATCTATAGTATTTCTGTTGCCTTTAAACAATTTATAATTAACATTATTAGATAAAAATTTTATGATATTAGATCCAATAAAACCATTTGATCCTGTTATTAATATGTTCATACTTTAATTTTATAATTCATTTGATATAAAGATTCTGTCTGATCCGTGTGTGTCAACTAATTTATAATTTAGTTTATTTAATAAATTTAAAATATTTTCAGAATTGGTATTGTATCTATTTAACCATTTTTCACAAAATTCTATACATAAAACTGGTTTGAATTTTTTTATAGTTTCTATTGCACCTAATAATGCATTAAATTCATATCCTTCAACATCTAACTGTATTAGATTACAGTCTGTTAAGTTTAAATTGTCTAATATTATTGTAGGAATAAAACCGGTACCGTTTACATGGACTCCTCCGATATCATGTAATCTTTCAGGTCTAATTAACTGTGATACATTTACTGTATTTGATTCATTTCCAAGACAACACTGCATTTTTATTACATTGGTTGAAATTACATTTTGATTCAAACAATAAAAATTTACAGGATCAGGTTCAAATGTATAAATTATATTAAAATGAGATATAAATGTACTTAATAAAAACCCACAATTTCCTCCTGCTTGAACCATAACATTTTTATTTTTAATATATGGTAATATATGATTTGATAAATCTTTTAATTCATTTTGACCTTTCCAGGAATTTTCATCTATTATAGGCCACACCCATTTTTCATCTTTTAATGTTATTTTGTCTTTCATAAAATTTTATTGTTCTTGACAATCCATCTTCAATATCTATTAATTTATATATGTTTGATAATTTTTTTATTTTTGTATTGTCACCGCATAAAAAATTACTATTATCTTTTCTATTCAAATTTTTATCAAATATAATTTCTGATTTACTATTTGTTAATCTATATAATGTGTTAATAATATCTTTTAATTTATATTGATTGCCGGAACAAATATTATAAACACCATGTTCATCAGATGATATTAAGCTATATACAAAATTTACAAAATCATCAATATAAAGATAATCTAATGTTGCACTACATTCGTTTAAATGAATCATTTCATTTTTTAATAATTTAGTTATTAAAGTGGGGATCAATCTTGTTGATACATCATTTGGTCCGTATGTATAACACGGGCGTATCCATTTCCAATTTATATCATTTTGTTTACAATATAATTCACTATATTGTTTAAATGTAAATTTTGATATTCCATACAAACTATTTGGTTTTTCAAAATATTCTTCCGTAATTGGTGTATTATAATCTCCGTATTCAGCAAAACTACCAGCTCCTATGATTTTTGGTTTGTGTTTAAATTTACTTATCAATGTTAAAAACTTTATATGGTCCGGCAGATTTTTGTAAAATTGATCTATACTATTTATATCTTTATAGTTATTTGCACCATTCCATCCCAATAATAATATTACATCCGGCAAAAAACATTCAATTTCATCTATATGTTTATGAATTGTATCTATATAAGATGGAATAAATTTATATTTATTGTGCTCAAATTGGATATTATTGTTATGTTTTGACGTTATTAATATATGATGATTTGTATCAATTAATTTTTTTGTAATATTTGACCCTAAAAAACCGTTTCCACCTGTAATTAATACATTCATATTTTAGTATTTGTATTTTTAATATTTTCCGCAATTTGTAAAATTAAATCTTCTTGACCAGCAACTAATTTACGGTTTCCTAATTCAAAAATTAAAGAACTGTATTCAATTCCATGTAACTGAGATGCTTTGATAATTGGTTTTTCAAATCCGGAGAAGATTTTATTTAATCCTGTTAAGACATTAATTGGAGCGCTAATAGGTGCGGTGTCAATAAGATAATTCATTACTGAATCTGCTTCCATAACAAGTTTGTTGAAATTGATATCAGTATCATATCCATATTTTGTAAATACAGGTACTATAATTTCTAGTTGTGTATTTCCAGCACCAGCTCCAAATCCACGAATGCATGCGTCAATTATTGTTGCTCCTGAATTTGCTGCCATAATAGAATTGATCACTGCCATATTAAGATTATTATGTCCATGAAATCCTATTTCTATTGGTAGATTATCTTTTAATAGTTTAATTCTACTAGTTACTTCAAATGGAAGGTATGTTCCTGTAGAATCCATGATTATAATTGCATCTGCGCCATATGAATACATTTTTGTTGCTTCTTTTAACAATGTGAATTCATCTGCTAAAGCAGACATCATCAAGACTCCATATACCGTTTTATTGTTGGTCTTTAGATGTTCAATGTGTGTCTTTGTGATAGTAGCTTCAGTACAGTGTGACGCTACTCTAAATATATCAACTCCCAAATCAATTGCGGGTTGAATGTTATTTTTTATTGTAGAAATTCCTGGTATGCTGTGTACACACAGTTTTGTATTTTTTAAAATTCCTCTTGCAACTGATATCATTTCTTCATCTGTATGAGATGATTCTCCAATTAATAATGAGGATGCTCCTAAACCATTACCATGACCAACTTCAACAATAGGAATATTAGCAGATTCAGCAAATTCACAATATCTTTTGATTTGCGTCAATGAAATTTTATGTTTTGCAGCATGATTTCCATCTCTTAGTGTATGATCACTTATTGTTATTTTTTTCATTGTAATTTCTCTGTTATTTTTAATGCAGCACAATTAATGATATCCAAATTTCCTGCATATGAAGGTAAGTAATCACCACTACCTTTTATTTTTATGCTTATAATAAGGATGTCATCATTTAGTATAGGTAATGACGTTAATTCATAATGAGGAACATAAGTGTTTATATTTTTTATTTTTTTATCAAATTCTCCAATCAAATTGGTCATATCAATGTTTTTGTATTTTAAAAACATTGTTGTTTGCATATCAACACACGGTTCAGCAGGATTTAAATTAATTATCACTTTACATTTTTTTGCTTTTGTAAATTTTATAATTGCCTTTTCTGTTGTATGAACGTATTCATCAATATTAATTCTTGTTGCCATACCAGCACTTTTACTTGCTATCTGTGAAACTATTTCAACATATTCTAAACTATCACAATGTTGAGAAACTAAGTGTAACAATGGTATTGATGCTTGACCTCCACATGTGATCATATTTACATTGTTATTTGTAATAATTAAATCATCATTAATTGATGGAACACATAGTTCACCTATTTTTGCAGGAGTTAAATCTATTGTTTTAATGTTTTGTGAAGAAAACACTTTATAGTTTTCTATTGCTGAAAATGCATCTGTACAATCAAAGACCAAATCACAATACTTTGGATTGTTTATAAAAAAATCTATACCATCAATAGATGTTTTTATTCCCAATGATTTTGCTCTTTGAATACCATCAGAAGATTCTCTACGACCAATAAATGCTATTGGTTCAATTATATTAGAACGTGTACTTTTAATAAGTAAATCTGTACCAATATTGCCTGTTCCTATTATAGCCGCTTTTAGTTTCATCTTTGAATTAATTTTGATTTATCATTTACTCCTGAAATCATATTTTTTTCAATTTCATCATATGGTAACAATGGAGACATTTCTTCAATTGGTGGTGCAAAAATTGTATTGTCTACTTTTTTAATACCTTTAACTTTAGGTACAAAATCTTGTTCAGGATCCATAAAAACTTCACACACAGATGGACCTTTTGAATTTAAAAAGTTATTAATTTTATTTGTATAATCATCCCATGTTTTAATTGAATAATATGGAAATTCAAATGAATTTGATAACTTTTCAAAGTTTGGCAGTGATAAACCGCTGTCAGAATTTACACCATTATAAGCACCGTTAAACAACATTTTTTGTGTGTGTTTAATCATCAAATATCCATCATTATTAAAAATTACAATTTTTATTGGTAAATTATGATGTTTAATAGTTTGCAACTCTTGTAGGTTCATCATAATACCACCGTCACAATTTAAACATATAACATTTTTGTTAGTATCAGTAAATGAAGCACCAATTGCTCCTGGCAATCCATATCCCATTTCACCCAATCCTAATGAGGTGAACATAGTTTGATTTTCTTTTAATTTGATACTATAATGTCCGCTTAATAATGCAGTACCCATATCAGTAACAATAATATCATTATCATTTAATTCATCACTCAATCTATCTATGAATTTATATGAATTGATGTATACAAGATGATCATGTTCTGGTAATAATTTTGGATATGAATTTCTCATTTTCTCACAATAAGATAACCATTCTGATTTTTCTTCTATAGAATCTGAGGAATTTAACAATGATGTTATTAACTCTTTTGTATCACAACTAATTACTTTACTGTGTCTATGTTTGTTTGCTTCTGATATATCAATATCATTAATGATTAATTCTGCTTTACTTGCAAAATCATTTAAATCATAACCAGTTTGCAATAGAGATAATCTACTACCTAGAACAACTACTAAATCTGCATTTTGTACTATAAAATTAGATGATCTTTGACCCATTACACCGGATCTTCCAAAATTAAAAGGATTTAGTTCTGACAATAAATCAATAGCAGACCATGACAATAACACGGGAATCTTTAACTTAGAAACTAATTGTCTAAATTCATTTTTAGAATTTGATATTCCAACTCCATGTCCTGCAATTAATACTGGACGTTTGCTTGTCTTTAACTTTGTAAGTAAATATTGAATATCTTCTGATATAGAAGATGATTCAATTGGTACATTTTTAATTTGATTCCAAGGTCTTAATTCAGTTTTTTTAGATTGGGTATCAAATGGAATATCTAACCATACAGGTCCTGGCCGACCACTAATACTTGTTTTTAGTGATGTTTCTAATTCTGTTTGAATATCATCATTTGCAGTAACTGTTTTTGCATATTTAGTTACTTTTCTAACCATTTCTGGAGAATCATATCCTTGAATACCATACATACGCAGATGTTTATGCATAGTCATGTATTTATTTTGTTCTTGTCCAGAAATAATCAATCCAGGAATTGAATCCGCCCAGTTACTAATAACACCGGTAATTGCATTAGAACTACCAGCTCCTGCAGTTACTATTGCAGCTGATATTTTACCAGATGCACGGAAATAAGCGCCCATTGCCATTACTGCGCTTTGTTCATGATGAACATATATAATAGTAGTATAACCCAATTTATTTATTGAATCAAATATATAAGAATTTGCAGATCCTATAATTCCAAAAACATATTTAATTTGATTGTGTTTTAGAAAATCTGCGATTATATCACTATTTTTTATATCCATAGTTTTGTATTTATATTACCAAACGAAGTTATGTTTGTAAAATTCAACTATTGGTTTGATTTCTATGTCAAAATGACATTGTGGTGACCATCCCAATGAACGTAATTTACTATCATTTAATGCATATCTTACATCTTGTCCAACACGTTGTACAGAAAAATCTAAATATTTTTCTTTATAGTCAGATGGTAATTCACCTAAATATTCTTTGATAATTTTTTCTACAGTTGTTATATTAGATTGTTCAAATCCACCAGCAATATTAAAAATTTCATTTTTTGCATCATTGTTAATAATTGTAATTATACCATCTGCAGTATCTTTTGCATGTAACCAATTTCTTACTGGTGTACCATTATTGTGAAGAGGAATCTTTCTTCCTAATTGCATGAATTTACATGATTTTGGAATTAACTTTTCTACGTATTGTCCAACACCATAGTTATTTGTAGGTCTGACAATTACATATGGCAAATCATATGTTCTTCCCCAAGCAATTATTAATTGATCTGCAGCTGCTTTTGTGGCACTATATGGATTGCTTGGTTTTAGAATATCAGTTTCAATATGTTCTCCTTCAATTACATCTCCATATACTTCATCAGTACTGAAATGAATTAAAGTTGGAGTAATATATCCCTCTTTTTTGTATATTTTTAATAATTCTAATATGTTATATACACCATCAATATTTGAGTGTATAAAATCATCACTTTTACGGATTGAATTATCAACATGAGTTTCAGCTGCAACATTAATGAAATAGTCACAGTCTACTAATCTTTCAATATTACAAATATCTAATTTTTCAAAATTAAAACGAGGATTTTTGTTGAATTCTTCTAGTAAATCAACTCTGGCAGCATAAGTAATTTTATCAATTCCTTTTACATACCATCCTTGGTCTAAACATGCTTTTGTGACATATGATCCTATAAATCCTAAGCATCCGGTAATATATACAATTTTTTTATTTGACATAATAGTTTGTGTATATACGTATATACATATATATTTGAAATTTATTTATATTTTTTAAACCTATTGATTTAATTACAGAAAATTATTTATTTTCAAGTATTCATCCATTTTTTCTAAAAATTGTATAGGTTTTCCTTTTCCTCTTGTATGACCAATAAAATGGGAAATTTTGGATTTCATACAACATCCCCAACCATTCAATTCATCTTCTGAATTCAATGTTCCTAAAATTGGATGACTACCAAAATTTGGTGCTACATAACATGTAAGTGGATCTAAAATATGAGGATCTTTTTTAGATTTAATTATATTCATATTTGATAAAAATGATTGTTGTTGTGTATCATTTACAAACCGTCTGTGATCCCATATCTCATTTCCATTTGAATCAATAATTCCATCATAATTGAACATATTTATCATCAATTCAAATCTATCTTTTGATAGAAAGTCATCAAATATAGATAAATCTACACCTTGAAAACCAGCATTAAATCCATGTATATCTGGGTTTCTTTTTTTATAAAGAGTTACTGCTTCAGGTCCGTACATTTCTAAAATTTTTTTAATTAATACTTTATCACAATTACAATTGAATGGTTCAGTGATTAAAACTGAAGTTTTTTCTTTCATCAATTTTATAATATCAACTAAATCATAATTAATTAAAATATCATCATCATAAATTAAACAATAATCATACAATTTAACTCGTCTCAAATAATGCATCATTAATATTTGATATATAGGGAAATATTTAGAACATTTTAGTGTCACAGTCGGTTCATCATAATCATATGCAGACATCCAATAATCTCTGAAAAATTCTTTATTATATGATGTTAAATTAAATCCATAATTATCTATTAAATCTTCCCACTTTTTATCATTTTTCATACCAAGCTCATTTTCAGTGTCCCATAATGTATGAAAATTAACATCAATGGAATCATCAAATGATTTTATTTTATTGTAAATTTGATGCAATGCAAAAAAAGACTGTTTATTTTTTGCACGGAACATATTCAATATTACGATTTTATTCATGTTATATGGTTTTAGTAAAGTTTGATAGAGTTTCTTTTATATACTCAATTTGTTCAGATGTAATTACCGGACTCGTTCCTAAAAAGAAAGTATCTGTAGTAATTTTTCTTGCAATTGGATATTTAGCAATAACTTCATTTTTATCAATTAATCCGTTATATGCTGGTTGTAACATTATGTTTCCAGCAAAATAAGGACGAGTTTGAATTTTCTTGGTTTCAAAGAAATCAACTATATTTTTTCTTTTAAATGGTGCTTCATTTTTAATTGTTATTGCAAATGCAAACCAACTTGGATCTGCATGTTCAGTTGCCTTTGGTATAATAAAGAAATCTTCATATTCTTTAAAAATATTTACTAATTTTGAATGATTTTCTTTTCTTCTACGATGAATTTCTGGCAATTTCTTAATTTGTTCAAGCCCAATAGATGCTTGTAGTTCAATTGGTTTTAAATTATAACCAATTTCATCATATACATACTTATGATCAAATACTTCATCTGGCAGTTCAGGTAACCAATTTGAAAATCTAGTGCCACAACTACCATTTTTTAGTAGACCTGCTTTTTTACCAACACAATAACATCCACGTCCCCATTCACGGAAACTTCGTGCAATAATTTCTTGTATTTTAGTATTACATATAACAAATCCTCCCTCACCCATTGTCATATGATGTGCGGGATAAAAACTACAACTAGCTAATTCACCAAAACTACCTAATGGAATACCATTATAGGTTGAACCAAGCGCATCACAACAATCTTCCAATAGAATTAAATTGTATTGTTTGATGATTTCCATCAAACGGTTCATGTTTGGTGGGTTGCCTAGTACATGTGCAAATGTAATGACTTTTGCGCCTTTTTTAGCCTCTTCTTCAACTTGATCTAAATTTAGATTGAGAGTATCTACATCAATATCAACAAACGCAGGTTCAAATCCAACTTGAAAAATAGGATTTAAAGTGGTAGGAAATCCCGCAATTGGTGTTATTACTTTAGTTCCTTTTGGTAAATTGTATAAACGTTTGGACGTTAATACTGACATCATTATCAAATTTGAACTACTTCCACTATTGGTTAAAATGCCATATTCTTTATTGAATTGTTTTGGAAATATATTTTCAAAGTTTAATGCATCTTGACCCATTACTAACCACTCATTTAAAAGAGATTTTATTGCTGATACATACTCTTTTGAGTCAAAAAAAGGACCGGCATATTGTACCCAATCTTCTCCTGGTTTCCATGTTTTTGATTTATGTTTATTTTTGATGTAAGAATCAATATCTTCTAATATTTTATTTAAATTTTCATCCATAATTATGTAAGTTCTATAACTAAATCTTCTATTTTATACTGCCCTTTTTCTGCATCTTTTACAATATATTGCAATTTACTGATATAGTCAAAATTTATAATTTGATTTTCA